TCAGGCTATACCTCCCCGATGCAGTCCGAGACGATGCTGGACAGTCCTTTTAAGATCCGGCCTAACCCAGATCAATGACAAATAAGCCCAGAAAGAGCAAAGCCCTACGAGGGGCAACTAAACCAAGGCTTCACAGTCCACTTCTCAGGGGCGAAAACAAGTTGCAAGATGTCAAAGACCTGTGCGCTATCGTTAAGATGGATCTAATGCCTTGGCAGGAATTTGTGCTTAAAGATATGCTGACTGTTGATAAAAAAGGCATGTGGATTCGTAAGACGAACCTCATTTTGGTAGCCCGGCAGAATGGCAAGACACACCTAGCGCGTATGTTGATTTTGGCACACTTGATCAAGTGGAACACCAATGTCCTCATTATGAGCTCTAACAGAAGCATGGCCTTAGACACCTTCAGACAAGTAACTAGCTTATTGGAGACCAATGACCACCTTAAAGGATTCGTTAAACAGATCCGACACGCTAACGGAACTGAGAGCATTGAAATGCTATCTGGAGCAAGGCTTGATGTCGTTGCAGCAACTAGAGACGGTTCTAGAGGTAGATCCGTCAATGGATTGCTCTACATCGATGAAGTCCGAGAGATCACAGAAGATGGATTTAGAGCTGCTACTCCAACGACTAGAGCGCACCCAAACTCTCAGACATTACTCACAAGTAATGCTGGAGATGCGTTCTCAACTGTACTCAATGACTTACGAGAGCGCGCCATAGATTATCCACCCAAGTCTTTCGGATTCTACGAGTACTCAGCACCTCAGTATTGCAAAATAGACGATCGAAATGCATGGGCTCTGGCTAACCCGTCTCTGGGATACACGATCACAGAAGAGGCGATTGAAGAAGCCATTGCTACATCGCCTATTGAAAACACCCGTACAGAGACCCTGTGTCAATGGATCGATTCTCTGTCGAGCCCGTGGCCTCATGGGATCTTGGAGGAAACCTCTGATAGTGAGTTAGAGATGTCAGTGGGTGCTTATACAATCTTCGGGTTCGATGTTTCGCCTAGCCGTCGCAATGGCAGCCTAGTAGCTGGCCAGTTATTGCCAGATGGCCGCATCGGTATTGGAATCCTAGAGACTTTCAGCTCACAGGTAGCAATCGATGAATTAGCCATGGCTAAGAAGATTAAAGACTGGTGCGACATCTACAAGCCGCGCCTAGTCTGCTATGACAAGTACGCCACACAAACAATCGCAGATCGCCTGTCAAATGCAGGCGTAGTTGTTGAGGATGTATCCGGCCAGCAGTTCTATAAAGCCTGTGGCGATCTACTAGAAGGCTTGGTTAATCATCGGGTTGTTCATAATGGGCAGGCAGAGTTCATCCAGCAGATGAATAACTGCGCAGCTAAGGTCAATGACAGCGCGTGGCGCATAATTAAGCGAAAGTCAGCCGGTGACATCTCAGCCCCTATTGGCATTGCCATGGCGGTTTCTAAGTTGATGATCCCTCAGCCTAAGCCTCAAATTTATACTTAGACACGCCCTATCATATTGTCTAATTGTTTGACAAATGGTATCCTTTATGACTATGGGTCTATTTCGCAAAACTGAAGCAATCTCTGAAGATAAGCGTTCATCGCTTTTAGCGCAATACGCCCCTAGTATTATGGGAGAGAACTTAAGCTCTCTTTACAATTATGTGCTCCCACGCGTTCAACGCAATGAAGCAATGTCAGTGCCATCTGTTGCAAAGTGCCGCAACCTTCTCAGCGGTGTTATCGGTGGCATGCCTCTAAACCTTTACCGTAAATCAACAGGTGAAGAATTAGGAAACCCAATCTGGGTTGATCAACCAGCAATCAATCAGCCACGATCTGTCACAATGGCTTGGACTGTTGATTCATTATTGATGTACGGCGTGGCTTACTGGCAAGTAACAGAAGTTTATGCAGAGGATGGCCGTCCATCTCGATTCCGTTGGATTCCAAATGTCAAAGTTACATTTACAACGGACTTTTACGGTATGGAAGTAACTCAATACTTTATCGATGCAGTTGCCGTACCACAATCAGGATTAAACTCAATCGTAACCTTCCAAGCTTTTGATGAAGGTATTTTAGAACGCGGATCTGAAACAATTAGAGCTGCAATTGATCTTCGCAAAGCAGCAGTGTTAGCAGCCTCAACACCAATGCCGTCCGGAGTGCTTCGGAACAACGGGGCTGACCTAGATCCTAAAGAAGTTGCTGGCTTACTTGCTGCATGGAAGAACGCCCGCAATAATCGCAGCACTGCTTATCTAACATCTACTCTTGAGTATCAACCGACATCATTCTCTCCAAAAGATATGATGTACGACGAAGCACAGCAATTCTTGGCAACAGAAATTGCTCGTCTATGCAACATCCCTGCTTACATGCTTTCAGCAGAAGCCAATAACTCAATGACTTACGCCAATGTTCTAGATGAGCGTAAGCAATTCTTCTCACTTAGCCTTGCACCTTATGTCTGCGCTATCGAAGATCGTCTCTCAATGGATGACATTACAGCTCGCGGTAACGCTGTTCGCTTTGATGTCGATTCATCGTTCTTGGCAGTAGAGCCAATGGAACGCTTGCTAGTAATTGAGAAGATGTTGTCTCTAGGTTTGATCACAGTTGAACAAGCCATGGAGATGGAAGATTTAACACCCAATGGAAGCGAAGGAATCGAATAATGGAAAATCAGATCCTGACTTTCTCGTCTGAACTAACTGCGAATGTAGAAGATCGCACTATCTCAGGCAAGATCGTGCCAGCAGGTACAGGCGAAGTGGGCAACACTTCAGCAGGTAAAGTGGTCTTTGAGAAGGGCGCAATTGCACTTCCAGAAGATCCTAAGACCATCAAACTATTAAACCAACATGACATGAAGCAGCCTTTAGGTAAGGCAACATCATTCACAGTTGATGAAGATGGCATCTACGCATCATTCAAAATTTCACGATCTAATCGTGGCACTGAGGCTTTGATCCTTGCTGAAGAAGGCTTGCAGTCTGGCCTTTCAGTTGGAGTAGAAGTAATCAAGTCAAAGCAAAAAGGCAATGTGATGTTCGTATCCGCTGCTAAATTGTTTGAAGTAAGTTTGGTAACAGAGCCGGCTTTCAAGTCTGCTCAAGTTATCGATGTTGCTGCTGAGGAAACTCCAGAAGCAGTAGAAGAAATCCAACCAACAGAAAGCGAGACAGCTGTGGAGAATACTCCAGAGACAGTTGCAGCACCAGTAGAGGCAGCAGCGGTTGAAGCTGCTCGTCCTGTTGTTACTGCGACTACTACATTCGTGCGCGAGCGCGTAGCACCAATCAGTTCAGCACAATACCTAGAAGCAAGCATGAAGGCAGCACTAGGCGATGACGAAGCTCGTCGCACAGTTCGCGCAGCTGATGATTCGACTTCTACAAATACAGGTTTGACTTTGCCGTCTCACCTAAACACTTTCATCACTGACACCTTTACAGGCCGTCCAGCGTTCGAAGCTGCAACACGCGGATCACTTGCAGGAATTGACGGGATGTCATTCACAGTGCCTCGTTTATATACCAATGCGAGCACTCCAGATGTTGCTCCAACAGTTGCAGACACAAACGAAGGTTCAGCACCATCTGAGACAGGCATGACTTCTGCTTATGACACTATCTCAATTGAGAAGTTCTCAGGGCTACAACGAGTCAGTTTTGAGCTCGTCGACCGATCTTCGCCCGCCTTTATGGAATTGATGATGGCTGAGCTCAGAAAAGCGTACGAGAAGGCTACGGATGCAGCACTTCTAGCAGCTTTCGTTGCTAACGGAACAACAGCAACAGGCACAGCAGCAACAGCAGCTGGCTTGCAGTCATTCATCTCAGTAGAAGGCGCAGCAGCATACAAGGGAACTGGCGGAGATTTCGCTAACAAGCTTGTTGCTTCAACAGACCAATGGGCTGCAATTGCCGGATACGCGGACACCACTGGACGAGCTCTATTTTCAGCACAAGGCGCAACATACAACGCATCAGGTAACGCAGTAGCGACATCTGTGGTTGGTGGAGTTCTTGGAACTGACTTGATCGTGGATCACAACATCACAACTTCTGGCGTAATCGATAACTCAGCGTTCTTGGTTGCTCCATCATCTGTGTACACATGGGAAAGCCCAACAACACAGCTTCGCGTAAATGTTCTAACATCAGGCGAAATCGAAATCAACCTTTACGGATACCTAGCAATTTACCTTGCTAAGTCAGGTAAAGGCGTTCGCAAGTACAACCTAGCTTAATAGGTTACTAAGTCGCTCTGGGGAGTAGTAGCCCTCTACTCCCCAGAGTCTTTAGAAAGGAATCGGGATGAGTCTTACAACAGTCGCAGAACTCCGCTCAACACTCGGAGTCGGTACGCTGTATCCCGATGCAACCCTTCAGGAAGTATGCGATGCTTCAGATGCAGTTCTACTGCCTATGCTCTGGACTAATGTCACCTATAACATCTCACACAGCAACACAGCACACACAGGAACACTTTACTTTGAGGACAAGGTAGAGAAAGTCTTTTATGTAGGTCAGACAGTTGTGATCGGTGGCAATGGTTCACATCACAACGGATCTAAGACTCTCACTGGAGTAGGCGATTACTCAATCACTTACGCAATTACTGGCAACAACATTAATCCAGAAGTAGAGCATCCAGTTCAACCTTTTGGCACAGTTACAGCTACAACTTATGTGGACTGGACTACAGATGCCGCAGTACAAAATGCAGCTTTAATGATCGCTGTTGAAATCTGGCAAGCGCGTACTGCAACCCTTTCGGGCAGTAACGCGATTGATTTCCAGCCTAGCCCCTATCGGATGTCAGCACAATTGTTGGCGAAGATCAGGGGCTTGATTTCCCACGCGCTCGCGCCTACCAGCATGATCGGGTAGTTCATGCCTCCAGTAGCCATAACAACCTTACGCACTACCTTAGCCACTGCGCTAGTAGATAACTCTAAATGGCAGACCTTTGCCTTTCCTCCGGCCACAGTATTGGCTAATTCTGTCATTGTGTCTCCAGATGATCCTTATCTAACACCTAACAATAACCAGCATATAACTATCAGTCCTACTGCTAATTTTAAGATTATTATGACAGTGCCATTGTTTGACAATGAAGGCAATCTAAATGGCATTGAGGACACAGTAGTAGGCGTGTTCAATAAACTAAATGCCAGCGGCTTAACCTATAATGTAGGGGCAATAAGCGCACCAAGTATTCTCAACGCTGCATCGGGAGACCTTTTAAGCTGCGAGATGTCCGTATCAATCCTAACAAGTTGGAGTTAATATGTCCGAGTGGGAAAAAGAAAACGAAGCCTTCCTGATCAAAATCGGGCAGGTAGCACCAGCAGCATCAAAGCCAGCAACTACTAAGAAGGACGAGGAATAATCTCATGGCTGTATTTCTAAATAACAATGTAGGTGTGAAGATTAACTCAGTCGATCTTTCAGACCATGTCACAGCAGTAACAATCAACCGCGTATTTGATGAGCTAGAAGTAACCGCAATGGGTGACTCATCTCACAAGTTCGTAAAGGGTCTAGAGTCATCAACAGTGACAATCGATTTCCTAAACGACACAGCAACAGCAAATGTACTGCAGACACTTCAGGCTGCATGGGGAACAACAGTTACAGCTGTATTCCTACAGACAAAGGGAACAGCAGTTTCTGCAACCAACCCTCTCTATACCGTTTCTCTGTTGATTAACAACACCACCGACATTAACGGTGCTGTTAGTGATATCGGGAGCATGAGCATTACATTTACTGCTAACTCAACAGTTGCAGTAGCGACAACAGGCACATTCTAAAACTAAACTAAAGGGGCAAAACCATGGCAAAACTAAAGATCGTTCGTACAGACGGAAGCGTGCTAGAAGGCGAGATCACTCCAGCAGTGGAGTATGCGTTTGAGCAGTACGCTAAAAAGGGTTTCCATAAGGCGTTTCGTGATGAAGAAAAGCAAAGCGATGTCTATTGGTTAGCATGGGAAGTTACACGCAGAGCAGGTGAATCTGTTAAGCCTTTTGGGATTGACTTTATCGAAACGCTGAAAAGTGTTGAGGTACTAGACTCAGACCCTTTAGCTTAAAGCGCGATCAACCATTCACCTACCTAATTGCTAGGCTAAGCATAAGGTTGGGGATCGCGCCACAGCAGTTATTAGATTTAGATAAGACCATGCTCGATGCACTTTTGCAAGGTCTCAAAGATGAAGCTAAGGAGGTAAGTGATGCCAGCAAGCGTAAAGGGCGCTCTTAAACTCCGTAAAGCCCTGCGTCAATTTACACCTGACTTATCTAAGAAAATGAACGCAGAGATTGCTACAGCCTTAAAGCCAATTACCAAAACGGCTAAAGGTTACATCCCTGATAAATCAGAAGTTCTAAGCGGATGGTTGCCTAGACAAATGTCTGAGGGAACCTTTCCTACCTTTAACCCTTCTGTTGTTAAGTCTGGCATTGGCTATAAGACAAGCCCATCTAAGGCAAACAGCAGAGGATTTAGATCCCTTGCTCGCGTGTTTAATAAAAGCAGAGCAGGATCAATCTATGAGATCATGGGTCGTAAAAGCCCAGACAGTCGCTTAGTGGTTAATCAAGATGCTAAGTATTCTGCAAAAATGGTAGGCAAAAAGAACATGGAAGGTAGAGCGCTCTACCGCGCCTACGACCAGAACAACGGTAAGGCTACGGCTGCTGTGATTAGAGCCATTGAGTCTGCTTCTCAAAAACTTAACGACAGAGCTACGGTAAGAGGTTAATCATGGCCAATGTGTTTATTGATATTCTTGCCGAGTTCACAGGTAAAAAGGCTTTCAAGCAAGCCGATAGTGCCACAGAAAAACTTACTAAAAATGTTCAAACACTTGCTAAGACTTTCGGGGTGGCTTTTAGTGCTACGGCGGTGCTGGCTTATAGCAAGAATGCAATCAAGGCTGCCGCAGCAGATGAGAAGGCACAGAACCAGCTAGCACTAGCTCTTAAAAATGTTGGACTTGGAAGAGATGCCGCTTCATCTGAAGCGTACATTCAAAGACTACAAAAAGAGTTCGGGATTCTAGATGATGATCTTCGTCCGGCTTATCAGACTTTAGCGGTAGCGGTTCAGGATACAAACGAGGCACAAAGACTTCTCAATCTTGCTCTAGACATTTCAGCCTCTACTGGCAAGGATCTTGGCTCGGTTACAGCAGCGTTGAGTCGCGCATATTTAGGAAACAACACAGCATTATCTAAACTGGGCGTAGGCATATCTAAGGCCGATCTAAAGTCTAAATCTTTCAAGCAGATCACAGATCAATTAACAACAACCTTCGCTGGGTCTGCTTTAGCAGCAGCTAACAGTTATCAGGGATCGATTGACAAGTTAGCAGTCGCATCTGCCAACGCTTCTGAGATTATTGGTACTGGCTTAATTGATGCCCTAAAAGGCTTAGGAGATCAGGAGTCAGTCGATGATCTTGCTAAAAATATGGAAGCGGCTGCTTTGTACACAGCCGATGTCATTCGTGGTATTGGCGTTCTAATAGAAAAACTAAAAAGTCTGCCGGGTGTTTCATCTTTCAATATCGGCATGATCCCAATCGTTGGCTCTTACTTCCAGATCCTTAGAGATTTAGGAAAAGTCACCTCTGAAATCAATTACACAGCAGCAGCTAGTGCCACAGCCTTTGAAAAGGGTTTTAACCAATCAGCAAAAATAGTTAAAAACGCTAAAGTTGTTACCGCAGAAGAACAAAAGCAACTCAAAGCCAAGCAACTAAAAAATGCTATTGACAAAGCTAACCTTGCACTTGGCAAGGGCACAGAAGTCTTTGACCTAGAAAAGATTCAACTCAGAGCAGCTGAGATAAATCAAGCAGAACAACTAGGCAAAATCACGAGCCAATCACAATTGTTACAGGTTACAAATGACCTTGCTCGCCTAAAGGTCAAACAGAGCATACTAGCCCTAGACGAAGCAATTGCCTCAGGCGATGTCAAGGCTATAACAGCTGCAACAAATAAACTCAATGCAGATTTAGGCATCTTAGGTGCATTGAACGGTCAGGCACTAAAACTTGCAGACATCAAAAAGATTCTTGAATCTATTGCTCCCAAGGATTTGATTAACTTAGAAAACCTAAACGAGGCTATTCGCTTACTAGGTGTTATCAACGCTGGCAATTTAGCCAACGCTTCAGGATCTTTTAGACCGACTACAGAATCAGTAGCGGCTGCAATAGGAGCGCGTGCAGGCACAGATATATCTGGTGCTTTCGATCCTCGCGTAATCTATGGCGGTCAAAGAATTGATCAAGCAGGTAATTACAATGCTTACAACCCAGAAATGGCCTACGCGATGTCATCTGCCGGACGAGCTGCTGCAACTGCCGGAATGACTAACAACATTACAGTGAACACAGGTGTTGGAGATCCTAACGCTATTGCTGAAGCTATTGACGATGTATTGCGTCAGGCTCGCTCTAGAGGGACGCTGGTCGCTATACCGTGACATGGCTTCCAGAATGGCGTGTAACAGTAGGCGATGATGTTTATACAACTGTCACTGCCGTATCTTTTGCATCCGGTCGTTTAGACATTGATCGCCAACCCACGGCAGGTTATTGTCGAGTAGAGATCATTAACACCACTGGGGCTGAGTTCACCATTAATGTTACCGAGCCAGTATTGCTAGAGCTTAAAAATGGCAGCGGGACTTATGTCACTGTTTTTGGTGGCGAAGTATCAGACTTTAACATCGGAGTGCGAAGCCCAGAGGAAACAGGCTTCATCACTACTGGCACGATTCTAGGAATTGGATCTCTGGCTAGACTGACTAAAGCTGTTTTTAACACAGCCCTTGCAGAAGGATTAGACGGCACACAGATCGCCACTATCTTAGGCTCAGCCCTCAACCTTACATGGGCAGAAGTTACCCCTACGCTGACATGGGACACCTACCCAGCCACACAGACTTGGCTAGATGCTGAGTCGTACATCGGAACAATTGACTCAGGCTTTTACACGATGATCAACCTTGCTGCCAGCGCGACTGCTAAGTCTCAGACCTTGGTAGATCAGATCGCCACTAGCGCATTAGGCCAGCTCAGTGAAGGCAAAGATGGGAAAGTCGATTATGACGATGCTGACCATCGCTCGACTTATCTAGCTGCTAACGGCTTTACTAACCTTGATGCCTCTTATGCAACTCCTAGATCCATCACATCTCAGACCCAGATAGCCCGTATCCGTAACAGTCTGATCTATCGCTATGGGGCAGGCTACGCGAGCACCTACAGTACCTCTGATTCCGATTCTATTGCCTCTTACGGCCTCTTTGAGTTCTCTACTGACTCAAACATCAAGAACCTTGCAGACATAACCGACATTGCCTCCAGAGAGTTAAAACTGCGCAAGAACCCTAGAGGTTCCCTTGGGGCTATTACCTTTAGATTAGATAACCCAGACATGCCGACAGCAATGCTTGACAGCCTTATCGGGGTTTTCTTCGGCCAGCCTGTACTGATCAGTAACCTACCGTCTAACTTATTGGGCGGTACATTTGATGGCTTCGTGGAGAATGTAGCTCTTAACGCTACCCCTACTTATGTGGACATGACTCTCTATGTCTCAGCTACAGACTTCTCACTCAGTACGACTCAATGGGAAACAGTATTACCAACCTCACTAATTTGGACAGGTGTAAATGCTACACTTATCTATAGCAACGCGACAGGAGCACTAACCTAATATGGCAACAACAACCACAAACTATGGCTTCGATGTCCCAACATCGAGTGATTTAGTCAAGAATGGTGCAACACAGATTGCCCTGCTAGGTCAGGATTTAGACACATTTCTTTTCCGTCCATTCAGCCGCAACACTGTATTAAACTCATCTTTTCAGGTAGCACAAAGAGGAACCTCTATTGCTGTTGCAGCATCATCTAGCCCTTACACATTAGATCGCTGGCGTGTCGCTGTGGAGGCTAACCAAGCATCTACTATTTCACAGCAAGCCACAGGTGACACTACTAATTTACCTAACATACAATCATGCCTTCGTTTTCAGCGTAACTCGGGTCAAACAGGCACAAATCCAGTTTATTTAATGCAATATAACGAAACAGTAAATTGTGTACCTTTAGCAGGTAAGCAGGTTACTTTCAGTTACTACGCTCGCAGAGGTGCAAACTATTCTTCTGCCTCAAATATAATTAACCTAGCAATTATTACAGGAACAGGCGTAGATCAAAATCTTTGGAGCGTAGGTTACACAGGACAATCTACTTTATCTGCTACCACACAAACGCTAACAACAACATGGCAACGATTTAGCGTCACAGTAACAATGCCAAGCAACATGTCAGAGTTTGGTTACTGGTTTTACTATAACCCTACTGGAACAGCAGGTGCAGCAGATTACTACGAAGTAACTGGAGTGCAATTAGAGGTTGGAAGTCAGGCAAGCCCTTATGCTCCTGCAACTCCTACTTATGCAACAGAATTAGCAGCTTGCCAGAGATATTACTACTCAACAGGAACAGGAACAGGAAATCCTTTAGCCATGGCTGCTGGTTTCAGTTTAACCCAAGCTTATGGCGTATTTCGTTTTCCAGTAACAATGCGAACAGCACCAACTTTGGTTCAAACAACAGGGACTAATTATTACAATTTATTAGGCAATGGCACAAGTGATGCGTTTGATTCTTTTGCTGCAATTACTGATTCAAATGTAAATGGTTGCAGATTAGATGTTACATCTGGAATAGCTGCTGTTCCGGGCTATTCTTACTGGTTCACCTTCAACAACGCGGCAGCAAGTGTCGCATTTAACGCGGAGTTATAATGAATCCTATTTATGAAGAATACTCAAATGATCTTGGTGCTAATTGCATTAAGGCAACCTATCCCGATGGAATGGTTTTGC